TTGTAACCAGCTTTCACCGTTAGCTTCCGCTAAAATAATCTGTACTGCGTTTTCGAGTTCTTTGTTTTGCGTCGTAATTAACGCCAAACTCGCTTCATGCTTGAGCTTAGTTTTTAAATCCGCATCTACGACAAACTTATCTAAGATGTTGTCGAGCGTACCCAAAACCGGCGCAATCATCGCCTGCCACATTACTGATACATCCCTGTCTGCATCTGCACCGCCAGTTCAACGGCCCGACCGCCAACCTGTTTTGCCCATTTGCTATCCATCATTTCTATCGATGCTTGTATATAATCGCGCTGTTCTAAAGCGGTCAGCATTTTTTTAAAGCTCATCAGGCGATAGATGCCCATGTTGAAACACATGTTGATCAGCACATCGAGGCGGGCATCATCGAGTAATTGCGCAAAAGCAATATTCACAAATACATCATGCCTAGCACGGGCTATATCTTGGCGTAATAGTTCAGACGCTTCGGATTCTGTAATTCCGACATCGTCCAGATTGCGTCCATAGCCGATAGTTAACTTACCCGCCGTGCAAAGGTATGGTTTTCCACTAAACCCTTCATGACGTTTAAGCTGTTGTATCAGATGATCTGCCATATCACGCCTTTTGAGCTATTTTTAAACACGTCTGAAAAAAAGACCAGCCATACTCGGCAGTATGGACATGGCCTTTTTCAATCAAAATACAAACGCAAGACTCCAGAGATTCTAAGCTGTCGCGGGTGGCGGTTTGAGCGCACCCGCTTTGGCTAAAAAATCGCTGTTCACTTCAATAAAACCGTTCCACAGTTGCACCAATTCAGACCCGCTCAGCTCATCCACTTCATAGCCTTTTGGCAACTCACAAAAACGGTGGATGATGGTCAGCAGTTCATCAAAGTGTTCAGTCAGTACCCGCAACGGTTCGCCCTGGCTAATTTTTTCGCTTAAACTCAACAAATAGCGAATGTCCGTAATACTGACTTCTTTAACAATGGCGACCGCATTTTTATCTAACGTGACGGTTTGAGTCTTACGCATTAAATTACCACTGTTCTAAGATAAACGGTTCAGTTTTACCTGATGGGGTTTCCATCCGGCCTGTCATGCCAAATTCCACCGGATCGTCCGCCATGAAATCGATCTCACCGTCAGAAGTCAGCAACACGCTATAAGCTTCAAAACGCACCGTTTTATTGTTGATCAAGTTGCGACCATCCAAGATAAAGCGCCCTTTCGCTTGTGTGCGAGTCGCCCCACGAACCCGCCAGCCGTCAATCGCGCCATGCGCATAATCAACTAACAAAGCCGCTGCATCGGAAATAGCACCACCGCTCAATACTTTTAACAAGCCCAGCGCATAGTTAACCTCGTAATCCGTGCCTTCCACATAAGTTGTTCCCGCTGGATCAGAAGTCACAACCACCGAGCCTGCCGTCAGGTTACGTTGGGCCAGTTCGACAATCGCACCTAAATCCGCAGTGACCGATTCATCCGTTACCGTGCCAGAACCGGCGGAGTAGGTTTCGTTATTGCCCATCAAAGCTAACGCCATACCCTGTTGGGTAGAGTTACGCATCATGATGGAAAACTGTGACGGTTGAGCCGTTGCTACCGACGCAATAATTTGACCGTAATAGTCTTTATCTTTGCTGATCATTTCTTTAATGTCAGCACCGGTTGAAATACCCAGCTTAGCCAAGCCTGGCAATTCAATCAGTCCTTCATAGGTTCCGGTCGTGCTCAACCGATTAAAATAGGCTGTGCCTTCCAGCAGCAAGCCGTCGTTATTTAATGCAATACTCATGGTGATTCCTCAAGGGTAGATTGGGCGGCCGGTTGCACTTTTTTGGCAAAACCGGCTTTTATCAAAAGCTCTGCTTGTTCGTTTCTCAAAGTCAATCGCTCACCTTTAGATCGACGTTGACCTTGATGCGTATGCGGAGCCAATAACTCAACTGTCTTCATCTTTAACCTTCTTCGCTTTCGGTTTTGAAACCACCGGCTCAGGCGTTTTGTCCTGAACCGGCTGTTCAGCCTGTTTGCGACGGTTTTGATTAAATCCCGTCAAGCCCATGATTAAGCCAATTTATGAACAAATTGAACCATGCGCACTTGTTTATTCTCATAAACACGCAGCCAGTTTGTGCCTGTTGCCAATTCTGCGCGTGTAGGAAAATCACCCGCTGGGGTTCCTTGCCATTTCACACCGCGAGGATGCAGAATAAAACGACGACGCATTGCCATGACAGTATCACCCGCCAAAATGTCGCGATCAGTTTCTAAATCAGATGGACCAATAATCCCTTCTGCAAAACCGACCGCACCCTGTCCGAAAATATAAGTAGTGTAAGTGCCTGTAGAAACCGGTAAACCATCATCCACAATGACACGTTTACCCATGTAACGAGGGATACGCTCCGACTTATCAGCGGTTGTTTCATAAACAATCATCTGCTGTTTTGCTAAGTAAGCTTCGGTCGCTGAATGCATCGCAATCGCTGACACATTGCCTTTCGCATCACCCAGTAACTGAGTCGCATCGATGAACGTATCTTGATTGAATGAATTATCTGCTGCTGCAATTTCTGCTGAAATGTTATGCACATTACCCGCCATCGAAGCCGCACCAAACGCACCAGTCAGTGTATTAATCAGCTCTTTTTGCATCTGACGCGCCCAATAGGATGCGATTAAATCCATAATGGCCATCGCTGGATCAGAGCCCGCAAAGACACCGGCTAAATCATTAACCGACCACGCATCACCCCGACCAATAACAACCGCCACATCTTTAGCCGCTGAAATGTTTTTTGTTTCCAGCGCTGTAGAATCCGATAAAACTTGAGCATCACCGGTTAAATCATTCCAAAACGGTAAATTGATGGTTGCGCCACCCGAAGGCAACGAAATGCCAGGCAAAGGCGCAACAATACCCGAAGTAAACAACTCCGATAATTCCGCAGTTCTTTGAACGCCATAATCATTCCAAACGTCCGGCGTTAAGACGTTGGCAATTAATGTATTTACAGAAGCCATAAAGATTCCTTAGTCAGAAGCCGAGGCTCGAAGCTGTTCGGCCAGTTGAGGGTTTTCCAGTTTCATCTGAATCTGTTCAGTCAGATTAAAACTGTCTTTTGAAAATGGATTTTTAATGCCACCAGCTCCACTGGTTGAACGATGCCCTGAGCCTGCCGTTCCGACAGCCTTCAGCAAATGTGGTTTTTGTTCTGTCAACAGCTTCACGCCATCGACCAGAGGAACCAATCCCCTGTCCGTTTTGTAAAATAACTCATCGCCATCCCATTCGATCTTATTGGCAATCAGCAACTCAGCCACCTCTGGGTCCGTAAACTCTTGACCTTTCAGCGCGTCATTAATCGCTAACCGTTGCGCATCTTTACGCCGTGCGGTTTGAATATCCGTCAGCGCCTGCGTTTTATCGGTTAACTCTCGCTCCATGCGTTTCAGCTTCACTTCATATTGCCGCAACGCATCGGCCTGTCCTTTGGCGTCCGGCAAACTGTCAATGTCCGCCTCTTCTTCAATCCCCAGCTTATCAAACAAGGCGGTTTTTAAGGCCGTTAACTGCTCGACTTGCTGTTTCAGTCCTTTGCGACCGCTGATACTTTCTTGACGAGCCGCATCACGCTGGCCGATCAAACCATCGACGAAAGAGTTCAACTGTTCAAACGTCTCGTCGTCCAGCTTCTCTTTTAAATCATCTATTTTCATATTAAATCACTACATATAGTATAGTTAAGCGCATCTTAGCACAACATATAGATAATGACATGTCAATACTTCCCAAGTTTCAATTTATTGCAGAAGCTCTGAACGCCAACGGAGGCTTTGCACCTCAAGCCAGCGCCAAACTTCTTGCAGACAGTGAAGCGGTGCTTAATACGCACTTAATCCGTTATCCTAGAGAAACTGTTGCTAAATTCAACCGACGCAATGAAAACGTTCACTATCGCAATTTCATGTTATCGGCTTGCAATAGATTTACAGGTTTCCTGTTCAGCAAATCAGCATCCAGGCAGCTTTCAGGCTTGTATCAAACGATGACTGACGACATTGACCGCCAAGGTAATCACATCAATCAGTTCTGGCAGGTGTTTGCCGTCAATGCCAAAGCGCGTGGTTCTATGCTTGTGCTGATCGACATGCCGCAACAATTACCCGACAACCGAGCCGATCAAATTAACAATCGTGTTTTGCCTTACTTCAACATGATTGAACCCGAATGGATTCAAGACTATGTCTTAGATGATGAGGGTCGCTTTGATTGGGTCGCCTTACCGATCCGCTATCAAAACAAACCCGCGTGGAAAGTGTGGACATCGACAGAATGGCGCATTCAAGAACCCAGAAAAGATGGAGCCGTTTACGAACAGGCTGAGCATGGACTAGGGATCAACCCTGTTTTAATCTTCACCGAATCCGATCTGTTTCCCTGCTACGGTGAATTTTCCCAAATCGCTGAATTAACTAAAGCCTGGTTCAACCGCACCTCAGAACGTGATGAACAATTGCGGGGACAAACGTTTAACGTATTTACCTATCAACTCGGAGATTTAGAAACGGCTGAAACGGTCGCCAGCACGTTAAACATTGGCGTCAATAATGCCCTGCTTTACAAAGGCGAACGCCCAGGATTTATTGCACCCGAAGCCTCTTGCTTACAAAACTATGCCGAAGTCATTTTAGCGCTGGAAGAAGCTATAAAAGAAATCGGGCATCATATTGAAATGACCGCTCAACAAGAAGCGGCTGCCGCTTTAAATCTGCGCATGAAAAACCTGTCCAGCTCACTGAGTTTATTTGCGCAACGGCTGGCCGATTTTGAACGCAATTGCTGGGATGTCGCAGCACGTTGGTTAAATCAAACTCAAGTTCCGCTGATCACTTGGCCGATCAATTACGACATTGCCGATGTTGGACAAGAACTGAGTATCTTACAACAAATGCAAGCGGCTGGATTTGCAGACAGTGTGATTCGTGAACAACAAAAACGCATCATCCAGATTCAATTTAACGGATTAGATAACGACGAAATAGACACCCTGATTCAAGATACCGAATCCGCTAAAATGGAGATTCAAACGAATGATCCAAATCTCGCTTGAAGGACAACAGGAACTGTTTGATGTGTTCAAACACTTTGACGAACGCATTCAAACGCAACTGGTTGGGCGACTCGCTAATCAAGTCTTTGATGACGTGCAAGCCGGAGCCGATGCTCACACACAAACCGGAGCTTTGGCTGATTCGGTACAAATGCGCAGCATTAAAGACGGATATGAAATCTTTCATGATTTGCAACGCGCCCCTCATGCGCTGTTTGTGCATTGGGGCACTCGTCCGCATGTCATCAAACCTAAGCATAAAAAATCACTGCGTTGGGTGTCGGGAAATCAATTCATCTTTGCTCAATTCGTCAACCATCCCGGCTACAAAGGCGACCCATACATGGTCAGAGCCGCCATCGATGCAAAAGACCACTTTGAAAAACTA